ATATGATATATCTAAAATTGTATATTATAATAGAAAGGATTGTTGTAAACATAGGGCTAATGGTTTAGATGTTCAAATATTTTCTACCTCTTCATCAACTGTACCTATGTTTACATATAAATTATCCGGAGATAATATACAAACATTTAAACCATCACCATTAGCAACAACTACTACTACACCAAATACTACAATTGGTAATAGTAATAATTGTAATATTTTATTATCAAATACAAAGGCAAATAATAAATTTGTAATTTATAATAAAAAAAATATTTTACTTTATGACGACAAATTAAATATTATTTATAATAAAAATAGTGATGTAATAGAATCTTTCTATTATGATTCTGATAATGTAGATACCGTTCAAGATGAAGCTTTAGAGATTTCTAATAATACTACGGATTTTGTAAGTGATACTACAGGAAGCGGCGGTAACCCATCAGCAACACAAGATACATCAAATCCTGCTTTTACACCAGCTATTTCAAATCCTTTTTCTACACCAGCTATTTCAAATCCTTTTTCTACACCAGCTATTTCAAATCCTGCTTCTACACCAAACGGTGGTAACCCATCAGCAACACAAGATACATCAAATCCTGCTTCTACACCAGCTATTTCAAATCCTTTTTCTACACCAGCTATTTCAAATCCTGCTTCTACACCAAACGGTGGTAACCCATCTTCTACACCAAACGGTGGTAACCCATCTTCTACACCAAACGGTGGTAACCCATCTTCTACACCAAACGGTGGTAACCCATCCTCAACACAATACAGTAATCCATCTACTTCAACATCTTTTACTACTATACCATCAACTACAAAAGCTACATTAAATGATATATATAGTCAATATCCAAATATGTCTCATGATACTATATTATCTCTTATAAATAGTGGTGTTGATTTATTAAGTTTATTAAGTAATAAAAATACGGTTACAGATTCAGGTGTAAGATTAAATTCTGATTTTAGAAGTCCTTCTACAAATATATATCAACGTAATTTTACAGGAACCTCAAATGTTTATTCACCATATTTATATTATAATAAAAATTCAAATGAAAATATGGTTTCAAGACCAAGACCTGTTCAATCCAATAATCATACACATACATCTACAACTAGACCACAAACAACTAGACCACAAACAACTAGACCACAAACAACTGTGCCACAAACTACAATGTATCCTTCATCAACATATGCTCCTACATCGACAGGTGCTCCTACATCAACAATGTATCCTTCATCAACAATGTATCCTTCATCAACATATGCTCCTACATCAACATATGCTCCTACATCGACAGGTGCTCCTACATCGACAGGTGCTCCTACATCGACAAATGCTCCTACATCGACAGGTGCTCCTTCATCAACAAATGCTTAAAATACAATACAATAAATACTACATTACACAGTTCAAAAAGAAAAATGAGACTAAAAAATAGTATAATTTTAATTGTTTTATTTTTTATTTTTCAAATAGTAGGATTATCCTCACATACATGGGTTATATTTAGTTTTTATAGTGTAGTTTATTATTAAATATATTGAATTCTTAATTAAACAATAAATTAATTTTATTTTTATTTAAAATATTTTTTTTATAAAATTTAAAATTATAGATAGTTTCTAATTTTTTGTTATTTTTTTAAGTGTTTTTTTATTTTTTTTAATGATTACTAATTATATAATGTTATTAAATAGTTTTGTTTTACAAATAAAAAATATTTGTTAATTATAATAATCACTAAATACTTTTAATTACTTTTTATTTCTAATTATTTCTATTTATTTCTAATACAAAAATGGGAGGAGGTCTTATGCAACTTGTCGCTTATGGTGCCCAGGATATTTACCTGACTGGCAACCCTCAAATTACCTTTTTTAAGGTTGTTTACCGTCGTCACACTAACTTCGCCGTTGAATCTATTGAACAAACATTCAACGGTCAAGCTGATTTTAACAAACGTGTCACTGCTACCATCTCACGTAATGGTGATTTGATTCAACAAATGTATTTGGAAGTTGAATTACCTACCCTTACAAATGGTGTTGGTAGTGGTTTAAATGTCTGGACTTATGGTGTTGGTAATGCCCTTGTTAAACAGGCTGAAATTGAAATTGGTGGTCAGCTTATTGACCGTCAATATGGTGATTGGATGAATATCTGGAGTGAACTTACTGTTCCTGAAGGAAAACGTGCTGGTTATGATGATATGGTTGGAAACAAATTAGCTTTAAATACCACTGATCAACAAGGTGGTGTTGCTTTTTCTGCCACTGATAAACCCCGTCTTTATGTTCCTCTTCAATTCTGGTTTAACCGCAATCCTGGACTTGCCCTCCCTTTGATTGCTCTTCAATATCATGAAGTTAAACTTAATCTTGAAATCCGTGCCTTTGCTGACCTTATAAATGTTACTGGTGCTGCCCCTACTGGTGTTGGTTCTCTTGGTTGCAAACTTTATGTTGATTATATCTATCTTGATACTGATGAACGTCGTCGTTTTGCCCAAGTTAGTCACGAATATTTGATCGAACAAGTTCAATTTACTGGTTCTGAGTCAATTAGTGCAAATCTTGGAGCTAAAAATGTTACTCTTAACTTTAACCACCCTGTTAAGGAATTAGTCTGGGCTCATGTTACAAACGAACATTTAACTTCAGGTCTAGGTGCTAATACTTGCAGATGGTTTAACTATTCTGGTGATGACGGTGAGGATGTAGATTCCTTTAATACTGCTCTTCTTCAACTCAACGGACATGATCGTTTCTCTGTTCGTCAAGCTGATTATTTCCGCAAAGTTCAAAACTACGAACACCATACTCGTGTTCCTCGTGTAGGTAAAGACTTAAATGTTGAATCTGCTAATGAACCTAGAGCTTCTCGTCGTCAATATATCTATACCTATTCTTTTGCTCTTTCTCCTGAAGAACATCAACCCAGCGGAACATGCAATTTTTCACGTATTGATAATGCCGTTCTTCAACTCGCCTATCCTGCTGGTCGCCCCGGTATGAGCCTCAATGTCTATGCCGTCAATTACAACGTCCTTCGTATTATGAGCGGTATGGGGGGTTTGGCTTATTCGAATTAAAAAACAGTTTGGGAAACATCCTATTCTTGTATATGTATTTCTATTAAATTTATTTTTTTATAAACTTTAACATAATTTAAAATTATAGATAGTTTCTAATTTTGTTTTATTTTTTTAAGTGTATTTTTATTTTTTTTAATATTATATAATTATATAAATTTATGAAATAGTTTTGTTTTTCAAATAAAAAATATTTATTAAATATAACAATCACTAAATACTTTTAATTACTTTTTATTTCTAATTATTTCTAATTATTTCTACTAATCAAAAATGGGAGGAGGTCTTATGCAACTTGTCGCTTATGGTGCCCAGGATATTTACCTGACTGGCAACCCTCAGATTACCTTTTTCAAGGTAGTCTACCGTCGTCACACTAACTTCGCCGTTGAATCTATTGAACAGACCTTCAACGGTCAAGCTGATTTCGGTAAACGTGTCACTGCTACCATCTCTCGTAATGGTGATTTGATTCAACAGATGTATTTGGAAGTTCTTACACCTGCTATGGGTACTGGTACTACTTTAACTTATGGTTTTGGTAATGCCCTTGTTAAACAAGCTGAAATTGAAATTGGTGGTCAGCTCATTGATCGTCAATATGGTGATTGGATGAATATCTGGACCGAACTTACTACTCCTGAAGGCAAACGTAGTGGTTATGATAACATGGTTGGTAATAGTGCAAATGATACTAATCAACGTGGTAGTGTTAGTGCTGTAGAAACCGCTCGTTTTTATGTTCCTCTTCAATTTTGGTTTAATCGTAATCCCGGTCTTGCCCTTCCTTTGATTGCTCTTCAATACCATGAAGTTAAACTTAATCTTGAACTCCGTTCTGCTAATGAATTAGTTAATACTGCTACTACAACAGTTACATCTGGTCTTGGTTGCAAACTTTACGTCGATTATATTTATCTTGATACTGATGAACGTCGCCGTTTCGCTCAAGTTTCTCACGAATATTTGATTGAACAAGTTCAATTTACTGGTGCTGAATCTATTACTGGCGGTTCTGCTAATAAAAATGTTACCCTTAACTTCAATCACCCTGTTAAAGAATTAATCTGGGCCCATGTACGCACTCTTAGAACAACTGTTGATGTTACCAATGGTAACAGATGGTTTAACTATTCAGGTGCAACCGCTGATAACGCAACAGAAACAGATTCTTTTACAACTGCTCTTCTTCAACTTAACGGTCATGACCGTTTCTCAGTTCGTGGTGCTGATTATTTCCGCAAGGTTCAAAATTACGAACACCATACACGCGTTCCTCGTGTAGGCAAGGATTTAGCTTCTACTGATAACCGTAGTCAATATATCTACTCTTATTCTTTTGCTCTCTCCCCCGAAGAACACCAACCTAGTGGAACCTGTAACTTTTCTCGTATTGATAATGCTGTTCTTCAACTTGGATATGGTAAAGATAGTCTTTCCAAGAAGGCTGATGGTTCAAATGCTCAAACC